GAAGGCCCTCACGAGCCCCAGAAGTACACCGTCGAAGAATTGAAAGCCCTGACAGCCAAGTACCGGGCACTGACCAAGGAATTGAAGAAAGGAGAAGCGGCATGATGTATCGGAACGTTGTAGCAGCAGTGGTCCGGGCTCTGGCCGCGGAAACCATCAACTCGGCCGGAGGCTGTGATTTCGAGCCGAAGGTCCAATGCGCCAAGCAGAAGGGCGAGATCGTCGGCAAGGAGGCTGCGCTGCTGGCTGACTGCATCGTGCACAAGTTGTTGCACGCACAGCTCAGCCCACGGCAGTGGAACGCACTGGTGGCCAAGTACAGCACCCACAAGGGGCGCAAGATCGATTCGATTGGCCGTCTGGTTTCCGTGGTGAAGAGTTCCGCACCCCAGCGGTTCACCCAGCAAGCGGTTCTGGTCTGGGCAGTGCCACAGCAGTCGAAGGGCATCCAGCGTCAGGTGCGGGAGTTTCCAGCGCCAGAGCTGCGCGTCGATGAGGAGGGCACTGGTAAGTGGGATAGGCGCAACAAGGCGGCACAGGACACAGTAGAGCGCGCGAACCGCCATGCAAGGTCAATCGCTGAAACCCGGTCGGGTGAAATGATCGTGCTGGCCGCATCCAACTACGACATGACCAATTGGGACAGCCAGGGCCTGACTGAGCGGACGTACCAGCGCTGGAACAAGGCAATCAGGGATGGACTGGAAGGCATCGTGAATGAGGCGCTGACAGAGGCGCAGCACCTGCTTGAGCTGGCCGGAGTACTGGAAAACGAGGCGGCCTGAAATAGTCCCTCAAAAGGGCTTGCAATGTCATGTCGCCATGTCGCATTATAAGCCCATCCTGTCATTCCTGCGCACATAGGGGATTGACCACAAAAAGCCCGGCTTAACCGTCGGGCTTTTTTTGTGCCTGAAATTTGCGTGGTGGAGCAGCGGTCAGCTCGTCGGGCTCATATCCCGAAGGTCGGTGGTTCGAATCCATCCCTCGCAACCAGTTACCCAAACCCCTCGGAACCTCTGATCACCAAGTTCAGCGAGGGTCTCTTTCAGCAAAAAGTCTTCATAAAGGCCTTTTACCGCTACTCACGTCGGCTAAGTCGTGAATCAGAAACTTCAAGAATTCTAGGCCGAGTAAAGCGTAATAAACGGCCTCCAAGATTTCCCATCGGTTGATCGGGTCGCCGCTCAGGCCGAAGTCCAAAATCTTAGATAGGCAAAAGGCCATGAGCAGAACGCCGATTCCGAATCTCGCGATCATCCTAATCAACACCCTGATCAACTTCCCAGTTTTTTGGCTGATGGTTTCGATAAGGGCTGACTTATTGATCTGGTGCGCCGTGACACCCGCGATAATTGCCACCAACATTGTTATCCATAGATCCTTTGGCATCCGACATTCCTTGTAATTTTATTGATGTGAGAGTCAACGAGATTAGGCGAAGGGCTAACGGGCGCTTTTCTTTTTGCTTAGCCACGCGGCTTACCTAAATTCCCCGGAGTAAAGATGGACCCAACCGACCTTGGCCCAGGCACAGCTACCTGGCTGGGCGGTACGGGCATAACTCTACTTGGTGGCTTCCTGTGGTTGAGGAAATTCCTCTCCAAGGACGCAACCGATCGTGCGATGGACAATGCCGACATCGGCACCGTTCGCCGGCTGAATGAGCTGCTCGACTCTGAGCGGGTTGCCCGAAAAGAGGCTGAGGCCCGTGCCGACCAGTTCGCCAAAGAACGCAACGAGCTGGCTGCCGCAGTAGGCCGAATGGAAGGGCGTGTTGACGCTCTAACCAGCCAGGTCGCACAACTCACCGACAAGGTGACTTCGCAGAGCTCGGAGATAGCCCGCCTGCGCACCCAGCTCGGAGGAACCAACTGATGGACAAATGCGCAATCAACTTCATCGCCCGCCACTGGTGGAGGCGAGTAGAGGTTTGGCTGATGGCGACCTTCCTTGTAGCCGGCGGTGCAATGCTCGGATTCCAGGCGGCTCAGTGGCAGCTCACCAGCTGGTACACCGACCAAGTCGCCGAGGTTCGCCGCGGTTACGACGAGGCCACGGTGCAGCGCGACATGCGACTGAACAAGCTGGCCAAGACCGCGACCGAAGCAGCTGTAAAGGTTGAGGGCGCAGCTGGCAAGGCAACTGAAGCCGCAGAGGTGGCCAGCAAGGCAGCCGACAAGGTCAACGAGGCGGTAGAGCGGCAGACGCCGTAACGCGCCACAAAATCAGATGCTGCCATTTCGTGGCGCGGAGTGACCATGATTAAGAAGAATTGGATGGTCACCACGGCGTACTACGATTTGAATTTTTCGTTCAATCGCTCGCAGTGCGCAGCCGCTTCCTCTCTGTCCTCATAACCATCACCAATACTGCCGCCTGTATGGGTGTCCTGAATCATAAACCAGCGTTTAGCTGCAGAAATTGGCGGGCTGTGAATACCGTTTTTAACGCCTCGGACCTCAACCCTAGGAACATCTGTCACAACGTAGCGTGTGGTCATAGTGCTTTCCTTGCTTGAGTGATCCTTATGCATACCGGAATTTAGAAGCCCGTTCAATCAACCTTTCGTCCGACTGAGATAGATCATGACAACCAAGCAACCCGACTGGGAGGCGATCGAACGTGCCTACCGGGCCGGATTGCTTTCCATCCGAGAGATCGCATCTACCCAGGGCATTACTCACGGCGCAATCAATAAGCGCGCCAAGCGGGATGGCTGGGAGCGAAACCTAAAGGCAAAGATTCAGGCCAAGGCCGATGCGTTGGTATCCAAGCGCACGGTATCCACTCTGGTATCCACCAAACAGGCGGATACCGAAAGAGAGATTATCGAGGTAAACGCTGAGGTCATTGCCAGCATCCGTATGGCTCACCGAGGTGATATATCTCGCGGTCGACGGCTGACCAACAAGCTGCTGGATGAGCTGGAAGGGTTGACTGACAATCGCCAACTGTTCGAAGAGTTGGGCGAGTTAATGCGATCCGAGGACGACAACGGGCAGGACAAGCGTAACGACCTGTACCAGAAGATCATTGACCTGCCGGGCCGCTCCAAGACGATGAAGGAAATGGCGGAAACGCTGAAGACCCTGATCATCCTTGAGCGACAGGCTTACGACCTCGACAGCAAGCAGGGCGGCAACGACGCCGACGAACTTTCCAAGCTGATGGACGAATTATCGAAGGACGCCTGACCATGAAGCCCGAGCACATGAAGCTGCTCAGGGATCGGTTCTGGCGACTGAACAACCTGTACTTCATCACTGACAAGAACGGGAAGAAAGTCCGCTTCCGCATGACGCAGGAGCAGATCGACTACTTCCAAGGCATGCACACCCGCAACATCATCCTGAAGGCGCGTCAGCTCGGGTTCACCACGCTGGTCTGCATCGTCCAGCTGGATGCTGCTTTGTTCGAGTCGGCAAAGTGCGCGCTGATCGCCCACACCCTGAACGACGCCAAGCGCCTGTTCCGCGAGAAGATCAAGTATGCGTATGACAACCTTCCCAAGGAGATACGCGCTGCCAACCCTGCTTCTAACGATGCTGCTGGTGAGCTTGTGTTCAGCAAGGGCGGATCGCTCTACGTGTCCACATCCTTCCGGGGCGGGACTCTACGGTATCTGCACGTATCCGAGTTCGGGAAGATCTGCGCCAAGTTCCCCCACAAGGCCAGAGAGATTGTCACCGGGGCATTCGAGGCGGTCGCCGCCGATTGCTTCGTTACCATCGAGTCGACGGCAGAGGGGCGGGCGGGGTACTTCTTCGATTACTCGCAGAGCGCTGAGAAACAGCAACTGTCCGGCGTGCCGCTGGGCAAGCTGGACTGGAAGTTCTTTTTCTTCAGCTGGTGGCGCAACCCGCTGTACTGGCTGGACTCAACCGAAGTCATCATTCCTGACCGGCTGACCAACTACTTCAACGACCTGCAAGCGAAGTACGGGATCGTCACGAACCCAGGCCAGCGCGCCTGGTATTCGGCCAAAGAGAAAACGCTCGGCGACGACATGAAGCGGGAATACCCGTCGTTACCGGCCGAGGCGTTCCAGCAGTCTGTCGAGGGCGCTTACTACGCCAAACAGTTCGCCAAGCTCTATGCGAACAAGCGGATTGGCGTTATTCCAAACAACAGCCACCAGCCGGTGATGACCTTCTGGGACATCGGTGTCGGCGACTCCACGGCCATCTGGTTCGTGCGCCAAATCGGCACTGAGTATCACGTCATTGATTACTACGAAAACTCAGGCGAAGGCCTGCGCCATTACATGAAGGTGCTCAAGGACAAGGGTTACACCTATTCCGAGCACTGGGGTCCCCACGATATTGAGAACCGCGAGTTCGGCAGCGATGCCAAGAGCCGCAAGGATATCGCCAAAGAAGGATACGAGATCGATGGCGAGCGTTATTCGATAAAGTTCCAGGTCGTTCCACGAACCGGGGTCGACGACGGCATTGAATCGGCCCGAGAGATCCTGGCCCTTTGCATATTCGACGAATCCAAGTGCGAAGAAGGCATTGGTCATCTCGAAAACTACCGCAAGGATTGGGACGAGAACCGCGGCTGCTGGAAGGACAAACCATTCCATGACAGCACATCACACGGCGCCGACGCCTTTCGATACTTCGCTGTAGCAAAAACCAAACGCGTACGCACAGGCGGTGTCCGCCGCATAGGAGGCCTCGCATAATGCCCGTGCAATCAACGAACCCTGAATACGACGCTCACATCGATGAGTGGCGCATGATGGATGACGCACTTGAAGGCGAAGATGCCATCAAGCGGCGCGAACTCAATCTGCCCAAGCCAAGCGGCATGGTGCAAGCCGAGAAGCTCGACGCGGCCGGCAATCGATACCTGTACGACAACTACCGGGATCGTGCTCAGTACGACCACTGGGTGCGCGATTCGCTGCGGTCGATGATGGGGCTGGTGTCCAGGCTGATTCCAGAGATTGCGCTGCCTGCCGGCCTCAAGAGCATCGAAGAAAATGCCACTGCCGACGGTTTTAGCCTCAGGCAGCTTTTCATGCGCATGGTTCGTCAGACGATTTCACATGGCCGCGTGCCGATGGTCGTGAACGTTGACGATGCTGGGAATCCGTACTTCTCCACCTACACAGCGCGCAACGCAATCAACTGGGATACCGCCGACCAGGGCGGGCGCCAAGACCTGGTTCTTTCGGTGTTCCGAGAGTTCCGAAAGAAGGGCGGCGACCGCTACAGTCACGAGTGCGAGACGGTCTATCGCGAGTTCTTCATGCAAGAAGGCGTGTGCTTCACGTCGGTGCGTAATCAGGGTGGTGAGATCGTCGAAGATGAGCGCGCACTGGGCACTGTTGGGAGCGGAAATCGTCTTGTACGCGGCCTGCCTTACCTGCCGGTCATCTACTGCGGCTCGACGGACAGCTCTCCTGGCGTAGACGAGATACCGCTGCTGACCATGGCTCGTGCCGCTTTGAAGTCCTACCAGCTCAGCGCCGACTACTTCGCCGCACTGCACCAGACCAGCCATCCGCAACCGTGGGTCGCTGGCTTGGATGAGGCTGTCGAGCTGAGTGTGACCGGGCCTTCTGCTGCCTGGGATCTCGGTCTGAACGGCAAGTGCGGCTACCTGGAGTTTCAAGGCGCAGGCGTTGAGGCTGTACGTAAGGCCATGGCGGACCAGAAAGGTGCTGCGCTTGAGGCGGGCGCCAAGGTCATGGATGTGAGCGGAACTGAGTCAGGCGAAGCCCGCAAGACCCGTCAGAACGACCAGCACGCCACGCTGCACAGCATTGTCATGACCGTCGCCGAGGCCATTGAGCAAGGTTTGCGCTACGCAGCTGAATGGAAGGGTTACCGGCCGGAAGAAGTCACGTTCACCGTTAAACCTGAGTTCATTACCCCGGTGGTGGATGCCCAAGTGCTTTCCGAACTACAGAAAAGCGTCATGGCCGGCACGATCAGCGCCGTTACCTACTGGCAGTACCTGACCACCGGCAAGCTACCCGAGCGAGCCTATGAGGATGAGGCTGGCTTGATCAGTGATGAGCGCGAATCATTAGGACTCAATCTGGACAACGACAATGGCGACCGAAGCGCAGCAGGTGCAGGACGGACAGATGCTGGAGCAGGAGACGCGGCATAGCGTTATCCTTGAGCGCCTCAAAGCTGGAGAGGTCAAAAAGTTCGAGAAGTACCTGAAGCAGATCGATGCTTTAGTGCGCGAACAGCTGACCCGGAGCGAGCTCACCACATACAGCCGGGACCGCCTCGAGCAGTTTCTCGCTCGGGTGGATGGCAGTCTTCTCGATATCTACGAGGCCTACAGCGATCTGGTCCAGGCAGACTTGATTGACATCGCTCAGTACGAAGCCGCATTCGAGCAGCGCAGTCTTTCGAATGCGTTCGGCATAGATTCCGTTCAGCCGACGAAAGCCTCTATCCGGGCGGCAGTCAACAACTACCCCTTGCAGGTCCAAGGCATTGACGGCGGTAAGCTGCTCAAGCCATTCCTCAAGGATTGGACTCGAACCGAGACGATGCGTGTCACGAACACGATACGGCTGGGGTTTGGTCAGGGTTCAACCAATGCCCAGATGATCCAGGTTATACGTGGAACCACGGCGCAGAACTTCACGGATGGCATCCTGGCTGTCAGCAACCGCAATGCCCGATCTATCGTGCAGACAGCCGTCCAGCACGTGGCGACCACGGCACGCATGGAGACGCTCAAGGCGAACAAGGATGTCGTGAAGGGCTACCGCTGGTTGTCGACGCTTGATCGCAAGACCAGCAGCCAGTGCAAGGGGCTGGACGGCCGGATTTTCGAGTTGGGTAAAGGGCCGTTGCCACCTGCGCACATCAATTGCCGGTCAACTACCGTTCCTGTGACCGCGCTGTCCGAGACGTTCGCTAAGGATGCCAGCAGGGCTGCCGTGGGAAGTAATGGTGGCGGCCAGGTGGATGCCGGTCTCAACTATTACGACTGGCTGGCAACGCAGTCAGCTGCTTTTCAGGACTCGGCGCTCGGCCCGGTGCGCGGCAGACTTTTTCGAGATGGTGGCTTGCCTCTCGAAAAGTTCGCAGCACTCCAGCTCGACAGCAGGTTCAAGCCACTGACCCTGGCGCAAATGAAAGAGCTTGAACCGGAAATGTTCCGCAAAGCCGGGATACAATTGCCGCCCAATAAATAAGGGTAGGACATGATAGTCGTCGAACAGGGTAAGGGGTCTGAGCCTAGCGCCAACAGCTACTCCGACCTGGAGTCATTGCGCTTTCACGGTGATTACTTCCAATACCCGATCCCAAGCGAAGAGTCAGAGCAGGCTGCTTACCTTCTGAGGGCTGCCGTCGCCATGAACAGCATGGGCTGGAAGGGGCGAAAGACTTCGGCCGATCAGCCGCTGGCCTGGCCGCGTGACGGTATCGTTATGTCTGGCGAGTTCCTCAGCAAGACGATGATCCCTTACGGCATACGCCACGGGCAGACGATGCTCGCCATTGAAATGTACGCCGCCGATCAGGGGCTCACTTTGCATGAGCCTACGCACGGGTTTGATGGGCGAAAGATGATCCCGCTCAACCGCAGTAATGAGCATTACAGGCTGGCACCGCCACTATGGGTGCCGAGTCGAACGCAGTTCGCCGACTACTTGGTGATGCGTGGACTCAAGCTTGTGAATTAGACCAATATTCCAGAATTCAACAGACCTCGGCCATGCCGGGGTTTTTTTATGCCTGCTGATCAGGTCAGCGGCCCATCAATCCCCAGGGGATACCCATGTTCAAGCTGAAACAACTTTTTCTGAATGCGACCGGTTAAGGCGGCGAGGGCGGCGGTGGCGTGACCATTACCCCTGAGATTCAGGCGGTCATCGACCAACACGTTGCTGGTTTGAAGACCAAGAATGCCGAGCTACTCGGCTCACTGCGCAGCACCAAGACCGAACTGGATGGCTTCAAGACCCAGTTTGAAGGCTTGGACATCGACGCGGTGAAAGGCCTGCTGAATAAGGTTGGCCAGGACGAAGAAACCCGACTGTTGGCCGAGGGCAAGCTTGACGAGGTGATCACCAAGCGCACCGAGCGCCTGCGTACCGACTACGACAAGCAGCTGGCCGCCGAGAAGACGCGCGCCGACAAAGCCGAGGCCTTCGCTGCCAAGTACAGCGACAAGGTGCTGGCTGACTCCATTCGCGCTGCCGCAATCAAGGCTGGCGCGCTCCCCGAGGCTGCTGAGGACATCATCCTGCGCGCCCGCGGCACTTTCAAACTCAGTGAAGACGGTGAGGCCATTGCCACCGACCGGGACGGCGAAGTCGTTTACGGGAAGGACGGCAAGACCCCGCTTTCACCGCTCGAATGGGCGGAATCGCTGCGTGAAACAGCAACACACCTCTGGCCAAGGGCTCAGGGTGCCGGGCAGACCGGCGACCACGGTGGCAAGGCCACGAAGAAGTTTTCCGACATGACCGAAACCGAGCGCACCGAACTTTACCGAACGGATCCGGCGAAATACCGCCAGCTGCGCGAAGCCACCAAGCAGGAGTAACACATTATGGCGACAACTCGCCTTTCCGACGCAGTAATCCCCGAGGTCTACGCCGACTACCAGGCGGAGAACACTCCAGAAAAAACGGCATTCTTCGAATCCGGCGTTGTGGTTCGCAACCAGATGCTGGACCAGAAGGCCAACACTGGCGGGCAAGAAATTCAGGTGCCTTTCTGGCGTGACCTCGATGCATCCGTCGAACCCAACGCATCGAACGATGACCCGGCTGACATGGCCGCACCAAACAAGCTGGGCTCTGGCATCCAGAAAGCCCGCATCAGCTACCTGAACCAAGGCTATTCGGCCTCCGATCTGGTGGTTGAGCTGTCTGGTTCCGATCCGATGCAGCGTATCCGCAATCGCTTCGGCACCTACTGGCAGCGCCAGTGGCAGCGTCGGGTGATCGCTTCCGCTGTTGGTGTGCTGGCAGACAACATCGCCAACGATGCTGGCGACATGGTGTACGACGGCTCGGCAACCAACTGGTCCCGTCAGGCCTTCACCGCCGCCGTGTTCACTCTCGGCGACGCATTCGGTCAGCTGTCAGCAATTGCGGTTCACTCCCTGGCTTACAAGCAGATGATCGATGCTGACGACATTGATTTCATCCCTGACAGCAAGGGCAACCTCACCATTCCTACGTTCATGGGCCAGCGTGTCATCGTCGATGACTCCATGCCCGCCGTCGCCGCAGGTGATCCTGCTTCGATCACCACCACTGCGGTCCTGTTTGGTGCTGGCGCTTTCGGTTATGGCGAAGGCACACCGCTGGTTCCTGAAGAGGTTGAGCGTCAGGCCCGCGCAGGTAACGGCGGCGGCGTTGAAACCTTGTGGGAGCGTAAGACCTGGATCTTGCACCCGTTCGGCTACCAGTTCACTGGTGACGACATCACCAATCGTGCCAATGCAAACGGCCGCACCGGTGCCGCAACCGCTGAGGATGAGTTCTCGCCTCTGCTGGCTGATCTGCGTAAGGCGGCGAACTGGAATCGTGTCGTTGACCGCAAGAACGTGCCCATTGCGTTCCTGAAAATCAAAGGCTGATAGGTCTGCGGGGGCTGCGGCCCCTGCTTCTCCGGGAGAGGATCATGAGTGACGACATCAAGCCGGGCGAGCAGCTGACGCTTGCCCAAATCAATAAACTGCGCAATCAAGTGCGAACCGCACCTGCAAGCCTGGGCGGCAACCAAGCTGGCGGGAGCGATGAGAGTTGGCGGCTTCGAACAGACGGCCCAACCGTCTCTGAGTACGTCGCCGCTGGTTACAAGGCCAGCAACTACCCGCCAAAGGGCTACGAATCTCGCAGTTCGGCTGAAGAGATCGCTGAAGCACTGAAGCTGGAGCAGGAAGCGCCGGAAACCGACCCTTTGAAAATGAAGGTCCCGGAGCTGAAAGAGTGGCTGACCGGCAAAGGCATCGATTTCGATGCCTCAGCAAAGAAAGAAGACCTGCAGGCCCTGGTGCCGAAGGAATAAGGACAAGCACATGACCGATTTCATCACTGTTGCCGATGTTGATGCTCAGCTGGGTCCTGCCTGGGCGGGTACAGGTGATCCGGTCCTTGCTGTGACGATGGCAAACGCCTGGCTCACGGCCAAGATTAAGCGAGTCGTTCCCGATCCGACGCCTGTTGAGATCAAGACGGCTGGCGCTCAGGTCGCCAAAGAGGCGGCCGCAGGAAATCTGTACAAGGCCACGCAGAAGGAAGTCCAGAGCAAGACCGTTTCGGCTCAATCCGGGACGTCTGTGAGCAAGACGTACGTGGCGGGCAGCTCAGACCTGTCTCAGGGCGAGAACTTCGCTATCGCGCTTCTGGCGCCGTGGATCAAGCGCTCCGGCACTGTCATGCTGAAAAGGATCTGATCATGGGCATGCGTGAAGAAATTCAGGCTGAACTGGCTGAGGCGTTCGATGACCCGGACGGACTGGCCGATGCCGTAGCCAAGGTGGAGGGCACCCGCAAGCTGGCCGCCGTCTACGACCCTGCCACCGGCAAGACCTCGTCTGGATCGCTGAACTACATGGGCCGCGGAGTATTCAGCAGCTACCTTGCAAAAGAGGTGGATGGAAGCCTCATACAGGCGCTCGATGAAAAGCTGCTGACCCTGCAGAACGAACTTTTCGTTTCTGAGGGCGGTTTGGCTACAGCCGTGAAGGCGGAGCCATTGATCGGCGATTTGATCGGCGGAAAGCGAGTACTAAATGTCGGCCATGACCCAGCGGGGGCAACTTGGACGATCCAGCTGAGGAAGTGACATGGCATCAAAATATGCAGGCCTCAGTGGTGACTTTGCGGCGCAGATAACAGCTTTCGCTGCCCAGGCGACCGAGGCGATTGATTCGTCCTGCCGCGAGATAATCATCGAGATCGGCAGCAGCGTCATACGGATGTCGCCCGTGGCCAACCCTGATTTATGGGAGGCCAACGTAGCGTTTCGCGAAGCCAATACCCGCACCGCCGACGATTACGACTACAAGGTCTCCTTGCGAAACACTGTCATAAACCTGACAGAATCGAACTTCACGAAGTCCGGCAAGCTGAAGCGAGGCGTGAAGTATGCCAAGCCCTTGACCAAGACAGAGCGTGCGCAGAACTTCAATGTGAATGGTCTTGCATCAGGCATCGATCACATTGGCGGCAGGTTCCGGGGCAACTGGATGTTCGGCATCGGCGCTCCGGACGGGACCACCACTGAAGAGATCGACCCAAGCGGTAGCAAGTCGACAGCGCGCATCGTCAACGGTGTGCTGGAGTTCCGCGCCGGTGACGTCGCCTACATCACCAACAGCCTGCCCTATGCCATCCCGCTGGAGTTTGGTCATTCGACCCAGGCACCGGGCGGCATGGTCAGAATCACCGTGGCGCGCTTCCAGCAGATCGTTGAGGCCGCCATCAGGAATCATCAGGTATGAGCCACAAATTAATCCGCTCACTGTTCGAACAGAGGCTCGCTGCGTGGGCGGCCGGTCGCAACCTGAGGATCGCCTACCAGGGCGTCAGTTTCACGCCAGAAACAGACGAGACGTATCTGGCAGCGTTCATGCTTCCGGCCGGGACCGGCACCGACACCTTGTCGGGCGATCACCGAGTCTATACCGGCGTGTTTCAGGTCAACGTTGTCACCCCAGCAGGCAATGGGACTGGCGAGGCTGAGGGCATTGTCGACGACATTGCTGCTCTGTTCCCGGCCTATCTCAGGCTCAAGCAAGACGCGTTCGAGGTGCTGGTGCTCACGCCGGTAGAACCTGGGCCGCCGATCACCGGTGACAGCACGCTGACAGTATCGGCCTCGTTTCAGTATCGATCAGACACCAACTGATTTTCGGAGAAAAACATGCAAAGTCACAACTACGTGCCGGGCGTTTCCGGCTGGAAGATGTTTAGCGATGGCACGCTGATAATTGATGGCCGAGTCCGGGCAAAGCTGAATCCTGGTGCGGACAAATCCGAGACGCCATTCGCCGTCGATGGTGATCAGGTGTTTCTGAGCCAGGCGTTCATCGACGCTGGCAAGCTTTCCCTAGACTGGGTTGTGCGGACGACCACCAACGCCGCAGGTCAAACAGTATTTGCAGGCGTTGGCGCAGGCCTCGGCTGCATGTGCGAAGGCGGCTACACCGGCACTCCGGGCGACAAGGAAGAAAAGGCGGAGGTGAAGATCGATTTCACAGGCGATGCCTCGAAGGTGCTGGACGACCTGCTCGGGACGATCAGCGAAACTGATCTTTCTGAAGGCCTGAAGAATTTTAATATCGGCGATTTTCTTTCAGGGCTTAAGAAAGACGTCGTGACTCGCGACGAAGCTCATCTGACTGACCGCATCAAGACCCTTGAAGCATGCGTTGCTCAGCTCAATTCAGAGCTTGGCCGCTTGGTTGTGGCTATCAGCAGCTTGGTCAGTGGAAGCGCGAAAAAGTAACAGCCAAGTAATACCGCCAACCCCGCCTTGAGCGGGTTTTTTTATGCTCGCAAAAAGGAAAACCTCATGGGCTTCAGACTCCCCAACGGCGCAACCCTCCAGATCGCTTCCGCCTACGGCGCAGCCATTCCGGTGACGGCGCTGAGCAATGCAAACCCTGCGGTGGCCACTGCCGCTGCGCACGGCCTGGCTGACGGTGACATCATCGCGGTCACATCTGGCTGGACCCGGCTGAACGATCGGGCAGCGCGCGTCGATAACAGCCTCAGTGGCACTTTCGAGCTGGAGAAGATCAACACCGTCAACGTGCAGCCTTATCCGGCTGGTTCTGGTGCTGGCTCCGTGCGCGAGGTCACGTCGTTCACCGAAATCTCGCAGATCACTGACGTGGCCACCAGCGGCGGCGATCAGCAGTTTTTGACCTTCGGTTTCCTGGCCGATGATGACGACCGCCAGCTGCCGACCACCAAGAACCCGATCAGCATGTCGGTGACTGTGGCTGATGACCCGGGCCTGCCGTATGTGGCCGTTGTTGAGGCTGCCGATGAGGACAAGGTCGCGCGTGTGCTGCGCCTGAACCTGCCTAACGGCGACAGCATCCTTTACAACGCATACGTGACCATCACGTCCACCCCGGCACTCTCCCGAAACAATCTGATGACTCGTGTTATCAGCTTGTCTCTGGCTGGCCGCCCAACCCGTTACTCGGCAGTGGTGGCGTAACCCATGGCCAAGATCAAGATCGCCCAGAACCCTACGTTCAAAGCTCCAGTGATGATTCCCCGCATCGGCGAAGCGCCGGTGAAGGTGGAATTTGAATTCAAATACATGGACCGTAAGGCGCTTGCCGAAATGTTCGAGCGCTGGAACAAGGCCCGTGCCGATCTGAACGCCAAGCGCATCGACGACGGCATCACATGGCAAGAGGTGACCGCATCCGAGATCGCACTCCAGGTCGAGCAGATCAAGGACGTCGTTACCGGCTGGACCTTCGACGACAAGTTCACCGATGAGGCCGTGGCCGCGCTGGTGACAACTTGCGTTGGCGCGCCTCAGGCTGTCATCGATGCTTACCAGTCAGCCTATGACCCGGCACGCTTGGGAAACTGAAGGCGGCGGCCCGGGCGCTGTATGAGCCTGGGCCGTCGGAGCAGGAGCTCGCCGCCTTCGGTATGACCTTGGCTGACATTCCCGTCGAAGAGGTCGAGGTCTGGCCGGACTCATGGAAGGCATTCCGCCTGTTCGAATCGCTATCCACTCAGTGGAGGACCGGGCCTGGCGGCGCATCCGGTCTCGACTATGCCGCCATCCCTGCTACAGCACACATGGCCGGCATCAAACGTAACGAACTGCCTGGCATCTTTTCCGACCTCCGCACACTGGAAGTTGAAGCATTGCTCGTGATGAGCGAATCGAAATAACGGAGCGCTCATGACGACCATTGCTGAACTCGGGATCAAGGTTGATTCCGGCGATGCCGCGCAGGCCGCTACCGATCTGGATAAACTGGCAGCCGCTGGCGGTCGTGCAGAAAAGGCGGCTGATGGGGTTTCCTCGGGCTTCGACAAAGCGACGTCAGCGGCATCGAGCCTGTCCACGGCTGAGGGCAAGCTCAACGAAACAACGGACCAGGCGATCGCTCGCCTCACAGCGATGGCCAAGGCTTCACTGGACTCGAGTGAGTACTACCAGCGCCTGACAACCAGTGTCACCGGAAACACCGCGGCTGTAGACGCTTCAAGCTCTTCTGCCAGCAGCCTGGCAGCGCTTCGGCGTAGATTGCAGGCTGATTCTGATGCGCTGGTTGGGTCGACCGACCAGCTTGCTGAGTCAACCAAAAAGGCAGCGGCCGCAACCGGCATAGAGGCGGAGGGGCTCCAGGCCCTGCTTGGAAAAATCAACCCGGCTCTGACAGCCCTCGGCAAGCTGGATGAGCAGCAGGCTCAACTGCAGAAATACAAAAACGCAGGGCTCATTGATGCCGATACTTTCAAGGAGTACTCGACCCGGATTGACGCGTCCCGTCAGAAGCTTGGTGATTTCAGCGAGACACTGAAAAAGACAGGAAATACCTCCGCGCAGACCGAGCAGGCGTTGAGACAACTGCCAGGTCAGTTCAGCGACATCTTCACCAGCCTCATCGGCGGGCAAAACCCGCTGCGGGTGCTGGTGGAGCAAGGGCTTCAGATCAAGGATTCATTCGGCGGCATCGGGCCAACGCTCGATGTGTTTGGCAGCAAGATCAAATCTATCCTCGGCATCGGCGGCGGTATTGGCTCGCTCGGGGATGCGCTTCAGGCGGTCGGTAGCGGTGGCAAGGCTGCAGCTGAAGGCGCTGATGCGGCAGGTGCCAGTATTGGAAATCTGGCTGAAGGGGCAAATACTGCTGCTGATGCCGGCAAGAACGCTAAAGAAGCTGCTGATGCCTTGAGATCAGCGGCGCCAGCAACGGCCGCTGGATTTGGCCTGATCCTCGGCGGCGTTATTGCAACGACCGCAGCTCTAATAGCGCTGGGTATTGCCTACAAGCAGGGAAGCTCAGAGGCTACCGCCTACAATACTTCTCTCGCCATGACTGGCAACACCGCAGGGACAACAGCTGCCCAGCTGAGCGTAATGGCGAAAGCCGTATCCGGATCAAACGGTACGATTCACGAAGCGTCTGCGAGCTTGGCGCAGCTCGCGGCATCGACGCGCATCCCGGTCACTTCTTTCGAGATGATTGCGACAGCAGCGGCCAATTTCGAGGATGCGACCAACAAGGCCACGTCAGAAACTGTCTCAAACTTCGAGAAAATAGCCAGGGACCCTGTAAAGGCAACGCTCGCGCTTAATGATTCTCTCAATTTTCTTACTGCCAGCACTTATGAGCAAATCACGTCGCTGGAGCGTCAGGGTAAAACCCAGGAAGCAGCTACTGTTGCGAGCACGGCTTACGCTGAATCCCTGAACTCAGTATCCGCCAAGGTGAAAGCCAATCTCGGCACTATAGAGTCCGCATGGAAAGACGTTGCGGACGGTGCAAAAGGTGCCTGGGATGCGATGCTCAACGTCGGAAGAGAGAAGTCTTTCGCCGAAAAAATGTCAGACCTTGAGCTTCGAATTGCTGATTTCAAAGATCAGGGCAAGGCAATTGGCGGATCCTTTGGCGCCTCTCTGTCGAAAAAAGCGATCGATAAGCTGGAGGCAGAGAAAACACAGTTGCTCATTGAGAAAGGGGAGCAAGACCGTCGGGCGGCCGCAAAAGGAGCGGCGCAAGAGTCCCAGCAGAAGGCATTGTCTGCCGCAGAGCACATCGGCAAGGTGCGCGCGGAATTCCAGACCAGCGAACAAAAGCGAGAGAAGGAGATTGCTGATTACAGGAGAAATGTAGATGAGCTGAGGAAAAACAACTCCAAAAGCGAATTGCTTGATGAAAAGAAAATTGCTCAAGATATTCAAAACATCAAGGACAAATACAAGGATCCCAAAGCTGCATCATCTGGAGCAGTAGACCTCACTGCCTTTAACACTGCACAGAACCAACTGAAGTCGATCACTAGTTATTACGACAACGCCCAGAAGGAGCTGGATGCATCGCAGAAGGCTGGGTTGGTCTCCGCAGAGTCCTACGCAAGTCAGCGTACAGCCATTGTCGAGCAACAGAAGGGTGACGTGACATCAGCCTATCAGGCTGAAATTTCGGCGCTTGAGGCGGCTCGCGGGAAGGCGTCTACCAGTGCCGAACAGCGCATTCAGCTTGATCAGAAGATTGCCGATGCCCGTACCTCAATGGTGGAGGCGCAGAAAAAGGCTGACAGCGAACTATCGGTCTTGGCCACCAGCGAGACCGGCAGGCTCAAGAAGCAGGAGCTGGCAGTATCGACCTACACCAGCGCGCTGGAGCAGCAGGTCAAAACGCTGCGCCAGCAAGGGCAGCGCTCTGCGGCCACGCTTGGCATGGGTGATCGCCAGCGCGGACTGACGGACCAGCAGAACTCCGTAGATGACCGGGCCAACCAGCAGAAGGTCGAGCTGGCCAACCAATACGGTGATGGCTCTCGTGGCATGAGTCTCGACGAGTACAACCTGAAACTGGCAGCGCTCAACAAGAACCAGCAGGATCTGCGCGACACGGTTCAGGCCAATTACGACGACATGACTGTCGCCCAGGGCAGCTGGAGTGCCGGTGCATCGTCCGCCTTTCAAAACTACCTGGAGTCGGCAAGGGATGTCGCCGGACAGACCAAAAGCCTGTTTTCCAACGCTTTTGGCGGCATGGAGGATGCGATCGTCGACTTCGCGATGACTGGCAAGGGTTCGTTTTCAGACTTTACCAAGTCGATATTGGCTGACATGGCAAGGATTGCCACCCGTCAAGCAAGTTCGGCATTGCTGAGCAGCCTGGTAGGTGTAGCCACCAACTATTTCACTGGCGGGACAGGGCTTGCAGCTGGCTCTGCGGGCGCCATTTCATCTAAGGCTGGGGCAAGCGTTGCGGGCTACAGCGATGCAGCTCTAAGCGGCTGGTCTGGCGTGGCCCAAGCCAAAGGCGGTGCATGGTCCAGCGGCGTGCAGATGTTCGCCAACGGCGCAGCGTTCACCAACAGCATCGTCAGCAAGCCGACTGCGTTTGGTATGGCTGGCGGAGGCGTGGGAGTGATGGGCGAGGCGGGTGACGAGGCGATCATGCCGCTGACTCGCACGGCTGGCGGCCAGCTCGGCGTCCGGGCGCTGGGCGGAGGCGGTAACAGCGGAAGCAGCACCTACAACTTCCCTGTTTCAGTCTCCGTCCAGACATCTGGCGACTCGGGCGGCGCAAGCACACAGGAAGCGTCCACGCAGCTCGGCAAGGGCATTCAGCAGGCGGCAAAAACCGAGGCCGAGACTGCAATCGCTCGCGCGCTGCAACCTGGTGGTTCGATCTGGAGGCTCACAAATGGCAGGTAGTTATGGCGATTGAAACCTTTACCTGGCCTACCCAGCACGGAGACGCGCCCGATATCACTTATCGGGTGCGCACCTCCCAGTTCGGCAATGGCTACAAACAGGATGTTGGCGACGGGCCGAACAACAAGGAAGACTCATACCCGATCACGTTCACCGGCACCAGGGAGAGGGTCTTGCAGATCATGGGATTCCTCGACAATCACGCCGGAGCCAAAGCATTCCTCTGGACTACGCCACTTGGCCAGCTGGGCCTGTTCACCTGCAAAAACCCAGTGCCCACCCCAATGGGTGGCAACGTATTCAAATTGACGGCCACGTTCGACCGGGCCTTCCACCCTTAAGGACATCTAATGCCGTTGATTGCTGACATCCAGGCGCTTGAGCCAGGCAGCGAAGCATTGCTGTTTGAGCTCGATGGGTCAGAGTACGGCGCAGACATTTTGCGCTTCCATGGTCACGCCATCCCCCACACTGCCGCTGAGCTGATCGCCGTCGGCCTTGAAGCTGATCAGTTGCCGGCAAAATCGATCTGGTGGAAAGGCAACGAGTACGGCGCCTGGCCCATGCAGATTGACGGAATTGAAGCCAATGGAGACGGCACGGCAGTTAGGCCCACGCTTTCCGTGGGTAACGTCAACGGACGTATCACGGCGCTCTGCTTGGCATTCGAGGATCTGCTCGAGTTCAAGCTGACGATGCGGCATACGCTCGGCAGGTATCTGGACGCCGAGAACTTCCCTGGCGGAAACCCTGACGCTGATCCTACTCAGGAATCTATCGAGGTCTGGTATCTCGATCAGAAAACCAATGAGGACGGCGAAACGGTCAGTTGGGAGCTGGCCAGCCCGGGCGACGTCGGCGGCGAATCGATTGGTCGGCAGATGACCACGCTTTGTCACTGGTGCCTCACTGGAGGATATCGCGGGCCGAACTGCGGATACACCGGGCCGTATGTCGACAAAGACGGGCTTCCCACCGATAACCCAGAGCTTGATATCTGCAACGCCTTGCTGACAACCGGCTGCACCGCCCGATTCGGAGCGGGAAATGAACTACCTTTCGGCGGATTCCCCGCCGTATCCCTGATCGCACGGAGCTGACCATGCTGAAATACATTCTGGCGGCCGTGCAAGCACATGCGGCAGCAGAGTATCCGCGCGAGTGCTGCGGGCTGCTTCTGGGCAAGGGGCGAAAGCAGCAGTACGTTCCTTGCTCCAACGCAGCGACCGATCCAAGCGAAGAGTTCCGCATCAGCCCAGAAGATTACGCTGCGGCGGAAGACCTGGGCACCGTCATCGGAGTTGTCCATTCGCATCCGGACGCGACCAGCAGGCCGTCGCCGCGCGATCTGGCGATGTGCGAAGCGACCGAACTTCCTTGGCATATCCTCAGTTGGCCCGAGGGCGACCTGCGCACCATCGTGCCCACCGGCAATACGCCGCTTCTGAAGCGGCCCTTCGTGCATGGCGCTTGGGACTGCTGGCAGGTCTGTGCTGATTGGTACAAGCGAGAGTTCGGTCTGGAGTTCGAAGCATTCAAGCGCACGGACGGCTGGTGGGAAAGCGCCGAAGCCGAAAGTCTTTACGAGTCCAACTACGAGGCGGCCGGTTTCATCCGTGTGGATCAGCCGCAGCGCGGCGACATGATCGTGATGGAGGTAGGGCGGACCAAGCACCCGAACCACGCTGGCATCTATCTCGGCGCGGACGCCTCGTTGACTGGCGAGGAAGCTGGCGTGTTCGGCCCCGGGCCTTTCCTGCTGCACCACTTGTACAGCAGACCATCGGAGATCATCGTCTTCGGCGGGCCTTGGCTGGACAGGACACGCCTGATCCTTAGACATACAGAAGCACAATCAGCCGCCTGACGATGCGGCGCCATAGGCAAGGGCGGCAGGCGCAGCTTAATGCAGGCGGTGTTTATTCATTTGGAACAGTGTGGTCATGGGAAGGTTTTGCTATATTAATCATCCATTTCAGGATGATGATCATGCCGACTACTTTCCGAAACTCAACAAACGGACATGCCGAGACGGTCGGCGATGCTGTGTGGGCGGGTCCGCTTTTTCTTGGCGTATTTTACCTGGCTTACAGAGGGCTATGGGCGCACGTCGTGTTCTGGCTAATCTTTGTTGGAGGCATTGCTTTGTTGACGGGCGGACCTGGAATTCTTATCGCGCTGCCGATTGCTTCAATTGGTTATGCGATTGGGATAAAATCAATTCTTGAATCCTCTTATTTAAAGCGTGGATGGATAAAATCAGGATCATTTGACCCAGGGACTATTAATTCTTTGAGCGAGAGGCAGTGCCCGCTCTGCGCCGAAACTATAAAGAAGGCGGCGGTAAAGTGTAAGCATTGCGGGGCGGAGGTTGAAAAAGACGCTAGCCCCTCAGTTCAAATTATTACAGACGGATGGGCTGTTCGGGTTGAGTGTTATTCGCAGGAGGAGCTTGCCGAGGCTTATTCAAAAATAAATGAGCTTGACGCACCATCATTGGTTCCCGACGGTCTTGTTGCTGTTGGCGGTCTATTCCATGAAAAATCGGATGCAGAGGTATTGAGGCGCAATCTTTCCTCGCGCTACCGCCTCGAATCCACCATTCGCTATCAGTCACTCAGTTGATTGCAATAAACATAAAAGAGCCCGCCATGTGCGGGCTTTTTCATACCCGGAGAAACACATGGCAGCCATTCATTACGCACCCATGACCACGATCAAGCTGTCGGGGGCGCTGGCCCGCAAGTTCGGGAGGTTGCATCGCAGGCAGATCGACTCAGGGCAGACCTGGGAGGTCTTCAAGGCACTGAAGGCAACGCTTGACGGATTCGCTGACGAGATACGGCGACTTGATCGACTTGGCATGCGGTTCGCGATATTCCGCAACGGCAAGAACGTCGGAGAGGGCGGCTTTGGTCTGGGCGGATCGCGCGAGGTTCGTGTGGTGCCCGTTGTTCATGGCAGCAAGCGCGCCGGCATACTTCAGACTGTTTTAGGGGTAGCGCTGATCATCGCCTCTTTCTTTGTTGCGCCCGGCTCTCAGCCTGCGCTGCTGGCGGCAGGTATTGGCTCGGCTGCCGGCGGTGTAATCCAAATGCTCAGCCCGCAAGCATCAGGCCTCAAGCAAAGCGCATCGCCGGAAAACTCCCCGTCTTACGCCTTCGGCAGCGCCAAGAACACCACGGCCAGTGGCAACCCGGTCCCGATCTGCATCGGCGAGCGGCGCTGGGGCGGGGCAATCATCTCGGCCTCAATCTACGCCGAAGACAAAACTTAAACACATCCGCAACACCAAGCCGCCCGAGAGGCGGTTTTTTTATGCCTGGAGAAAAGCATGGGCGCAGCACTGAAGATCGATATCCACGGAGAGAAAGGCGGCAGCACCAGTCCAAAGTCGCCGACCGAGGCGTCCGATAGCCTGCGCTCAACCAACTTGGCCAAGCTGCTCATCGCCGTAGGCGAGGGCGAGTTTGAAGGCACTCCAACGGCTGCTGACATCTACCTCGACAACACGCCGATCAACGATGCCAGCGGCAACGTCAATTTCCAAAACGTGAAATGGGAATGGCGCACCGGTTCAGTTGATCAGTCATACATCCCTGGTATTCCCTCGATCGACAACGAGACGACCGTCAACGTCGAGCTGCGCAACGACTCTCCGTGGGTTCGCTCGATTACCAACACTCAGTTGTCGGCTGTGCGCGTGCGGCTTGCATGGCCCGCGCTCCAGCAGCAGGACGACGAGGGCAATGTCGGCGGCTACCGCATTGAATACGCCATCGACGTGGCCACCGACGGTGGAAGCTACAAGCAGGTACTGCTGGAGGCCGTTGACGGCAAGACCACCACCCGCTACGAGCGATCGCGCCGCATCGATTTGCCCGCCGCGACATCCGGCTGGCAGATCCGCGTCCGACGCCTGACCGTCAACCAAAACACCAACAAGATCGCCGACACCATGCTGGTGGCCGGGCTCACAGAGGTCATCGACGCAAAGCTGCGCTACCCGAACACGGCGCTGCTCTACATCGAGTTTGATGCTGAGCAGTTCACCAACATTCCCGCAGTGACGGTCAAGTGCAAAGCGCGCAAATGGCAGGTTCCCAGCAACTACGACCCTTTCAGCCGAACCTATTCGGGCGTGTGGGACGGCTCCATGAAAGAGGCCTGGACCAACAACCCTGCCTGGGTGACATATGGCGTATGCACTCAAGACCGGTTTGGCCTCGGTAAACGCATCAAGCCGTGGATGGTCGACAAGTGGGAACTGTATCGCATCGCGCAGTACTGCGATCAGGATGTCCCAAATGGCGTTGGCGGCGTAGAACCTCGTTTCCTGTGCGATATGAACCTGCAGGGCAAGGCTGATGCCTGGTCCCTGCTGCGCGATATCGCAGGAATTTATCGCGGCATGACCTACTGGGCCCAGGGGCAACTGGTGGCGCAGGCCGATATGCCGCGCGCGCAAGACTTCGATTATGTCTTCACTCGCGCCAACGTCATCGATGGCAAGTTCAAATACGGCAGCGCCTCGGCGAAGACTCGCTACACCAGGGCAATCGTTGGTTACGACAACCCAGACAACAATTACGACACCGACGTCATTCCATTTGCAGACGCTGCGCTACAGCGGCGCTTGGGCGACAAGCCGACTGAGCTGACCGCGATCGGCTGCACGCGCGCTTCCGAGGCGCAGCGGCGCGGCAAGTGGGTCGTAATGAGCAACAACCAAGACCGTACCGTTAGTTTCAGCACCGGCATGGAGGGCGCGATTCCGCTGCCTGGTTACATCATCCCCGTTGCCGACTCGCTTCTGGCGGGCCGGGAGGTCGGCGGGCGCATCTCTGGCGCGGTCGGGAGGGTGGTTACGCTCGACCGCGACACCATGGCCAAGGCCGGAGACCGCTTGATCGTCAACCTGCCCAGCGGCCAGGCTGAAGGTCGTACCGTTCAGTCAGTTGCGGGCCGAGCAATTGCCGTCACAGTCGCTTACAGCGAGACGCCAAATACCCAGCTGCAATGGGCGCTGGACGCTGATGATCTGGCTATCCCGCTTTACCGGGTACTGAGCGTCAAGCGCAACACCGAAGGCGAATACGCGATCACCGCCCTTCAATACGAGCCAAGCAAGTTCGGCTACATCGACACCGGGGCGCGACTGGAAGAGCGCCCGATCAGCGTGATACCGATCACCGTTGTTCCATCACCTGCCAGCGTTTCACTGACATCAACGACGGCGATAGCCCAAGGGCTGGCCGTTACAACGATGACCATCAGTTGGCCCGCTGTCGTCGGCGCGGTGTCTTATGACGTCGAGTGGCGCAAGGATAGCGGCAACTGGATCAAGGTTCAGCGAACCGGCTCCACCAGCGTCGATATCACGGGTATATATGCAGGCGGCTACCTCGCTCGTGTGCGCGCCGTCAGCGCTTACGACATCTCTTCGGGCTGGCGGAATTCGATACTGACTCAGCTCAAAGGCAAGGAGGGTCTGCCACCGGCAGTCACCTCGCTGACTGCCGCGTCGCTGCTCTTCGGCATCAAGCTGAAATGGACTTTCCCATCAGGTGCGGAGGACACACAGCGCACGGAAATATGGTACGGGCCGACGGCCGATCTGGCCAAGGCCACGAAACTCAGCGACCTGGCCTACCCACAGTCGGAACACGTCATGCAGGGCCTGCTGGCGGGCGTGACGTTCTTCTTCTGGGCGCGCCTGGTGGACCGGACCGGGAACATCGGGCCGTGGTATCCAGCCGGAGTCGGCGTAATGGGGCAGGCCAGCAGTGATGCTGGGGCAATCCTTGAAATGATCGCCGACCAGATTTCGGAAACGGAGCTGGCCAAGGACTTACTGGACCGCATTGATCTCATTGACGGCAGCGGGCCTGGCTCTGTGAAAGAGCGCCTGGACGAGCTCAAGGCCGAGATCGGAGAAATCACTGACGCGCTGGTGTACGTGCCGACTGATGCCTACGTGCGCGACAACACCGTGCGCGTTGGTGACAACCTCTGGACGGCCATTTCGGCGGTGCCAGCGGCTGCCAACGGATCTAACGGTCCGCCGAACCCGACGTACTGGGTGAACAGTGGTCAGTCGATCCGCACGGCCAATGCTCTGGCGGCCCAGGTAACGAAGAACACCGCAGACATCACCACGGTGGACGGCAAGACCACTGCGACTGCCAGCCAACTCCAGGCAGTGCAGGCGCAGTACCGGGCCGACAGGGGGGAAGGCGATCTGCTCGATGCGCTTAGAGGGTGGGACAGCGCCGCCAGCGCAGCACAGGAAGTGAAGATCAGGGCGGAAGAGGGTTTCGCCCAGGCTCAGCGCACCACGACTCTGCAGGCGCGTGTTGGCACCAATGAGGCGCGAATCACTACAGTCGAAACGACGACGGCCACAGACCGCGAGGCAACCGCCCAGCGAATCACGGCAATCGATTCTCGCGTAGGTACGAGCGAATCGAAGATCACGACCATCGAGACCACTGCCAACACGGACAGGCAGGCCACAGCTCAGCAGATTTCAACGCTGAGCACGGCAGTCGGAACAACTCAGACTGCCATTCAGACCGAAGCCACCGCTCGCACGGACGGTGACACGGCGATAAGCAAGCGCGTGGACACCGTCCAAGCAACTGCCAACAACGCGAGCTCGGCGGTTCAGACAGTCAGTTCTGCGCAGGCGACCACGGACGGCAAGCTGACGGCGATGTATACCGTCAAATTGCAGGTCAACTCCAACGGTCAGTACGTCATGGCCGGGATCGGCGCAGGAATTGAGAATGTTGGCGGTGTTCTTCAAAGCCAGATTCTCATGTCGGCTGACCGGTTCGCGCTGGTGAACACGCTGGCGGGTGGCGCGATATCGACACCGTTCGTTGCGCAGAACGGCCAGTTGTTCCTTGGTCCGACGTTCATTCAGGACGGCACGATCACCAATGCCAAAATCGGTAGCTATATCAGCTCGACGAACTATGTTGCAGGCCAATCAGGGTGGATTCTGAGCAAAGACGGTACGTTCGAAATCAACTCACCGCTTGCCGGGGGAGGCAGGCAGGTCATTAACGGTCAAGGCGGCAAGGTTTATGACGAGCGAGGCCAGTTGCGCTACCAGTGGGGGAATTTAACCGCATGAGTTACGGCGCCAGAGTTTGGGACGAAAACGGGAACTTGGTCATGGATACGACCACGTTCACTTATCAGGTGATATGGCAGGGGGTTGTCGATTTCAGTGATACAACAGGATCAACAGCCAAGGTGATCACGCTAAGGAAACTCTGAAA